GCAACAAAAGCACTGATCAAACAAGGATATATCAATAAGTCACAAACATTCCATAGAAATAGTAAATTGATGAATACTGTATATGCTTTAAAAAATGTAGCATATAAAAATTCAAAACAAAAGCCAGTAAAAGATGATAAATGGAACCCTGGAGATTTCTGGGCAGTTGAAAAATCATTTAACATTAAAGCTTTGGACACAAGTTCAATTCAAGCATATAATAAAGCATTACTTCAAGCATTTGCTGATAGACAACTAGTTGGTATATCACTTAAGCTTGTTAAGAAAAAGCCTAAAATTGCAGTTCTTAATGCTAAATTACCACCTGATACTGATGATCATAAGATTCTTAAAATACTACTTCAAGGTGAAAAGCGTGGTACTTTTTGGAGTAACAAAGGAGCAACTATCTTATTTGACGATGGTAAATTCGATTTAAGAGCTGGTAGTCTTGGTGGTGCGATTAAAGGAGAAATTGCTCTTAAAACAGCAAGAGGTGGCGGTGCTGGATATGGTATTATGCAAGACGCTCTTCAATCAACTTTAAGAAAGAAAATACCAGACAATGGCAAAATCAATCAAATGGCTAAAAAAATACTTAAAGGCGACAAAAAGTCTATTTCTGTATTTCATAAAATGTATAGCCATTTTTATAAGAACGATTCATATGAGAACTTTGAAAAAGAATTATCAGCAAAGGATGTATATTGGATCGGATCAAAACTAGCTTGTTTATATGTCGTTTATGTTGTTGATATTCACATGGGAACACGAGCTAATAGATGGATAACTAAAATTATTAATTATGCTGGGTCTAAATCAGAAGACTCAAGTGTTTATGTAAAGGTATACGAATAATGAAAGGATTTAAAAATCAACTAGCTGAAGCCGCAGGAAAGAACACTCATATGATTCATATTGAGGATCTTATTCTTGATGGCGGAGTTAAGGGAGCGCGCCAAGCTATACTTGCATTGAGATCATTGCGAGATATGCTGTCGGGTAACGCAAAATCTGCAGTAGACGTTACTGTTAAAGGGGATGGCGCTCCCGCCGTATTTGCCGGAGAAGATCCGTCAGATGGCCAATTCTTTGTAGCAAAAAAAGGTATCTTTAATGCTAATCCAAAGATTTATAAGTCTCATGCTGATATTGATGCTGATACAAGTGGAGATCTATCTAAAAAATTAAAAATGGCATACGATTATCTTAAGCCTTTAGGAATTAAAGGTGTTATACAAGGTGACTTTATGTTTGATAAGTCAGACCTTAAAAAGGAGAAGATAAATGGAATTAGTCATATTGTGTTTCATCCTAACACTATCGCTTATGCAGTACCTACTGGTAGTTCTCTCGCTAAGACGATTGGATCAGCTAAGATCGGAATTGTTTGGCATACTACATACTCTGGAGCAACGTTCGAAACGATGAAAGCTGAGTTTGGCAGAGAAATTGTTACTAAACTTAAACCATCTAAGGATGTGTGGATGCAAGATGCGACCCTTGATGATCTATCAGGTACAGCAACTTTAACAAAAAGCGAAACTGATGAGCTAAATAAAAAATTATCAGATGCAGGCAAATTATTTAGAAAAATATCTGGATCTACTCTTAAAGAGCTAGAATCAAATAAAGAATTAAATCTTGTTATTAATGTATATAACAATAGAAAAGTAAGAAATGGCCAAAGAATCACAGACACTAAGAAGCATGCAACTGGTCTTATTATGTTTGTCCAAGATCGATACCAAAAAGAAATTGACAAGAGAAGCAGTCAAGCTGGTAAAGATAAGCAAATTGCAAAAAGGGATCAATTACTTGCGTTTTTTGACAAATCTAATTTAAAAAACTTACAAAATGTGTTTGATTTGCAAAATTTAGTTGTAGATAGCAAATTAATTATTATAAATAAACTAAACAGTTTAAATAAAATTGGTACTTTTGTTAAAACTAAGTCCGGATTTAAAGTAACCAACCCTGAAGGTTTTGTTGCTATAGATCGTATGGAAGGTGGAGCTGTTAAACTTGTTGATAGACTAGAATTTTCTACTAACAACTTTAGCAAAGACATTATTAAAGGTTGGGATAATCCTAACTAATGGGAACCGAGGATAAATATGAAATCGTTTAAAGAATACGAAGCAGAACTATCTGAAGATAGTGGCGATTTTTCAGAAGCTATGTCACTTGCGCATAGAATGAAAATGAAAGCCAGCTTCAGAAAAAATAAAGCTAAAATTGCTCTAGGTAAAAAGAAAGCAGCAAGAAAATTAGCGTCTCCTGATAAACTTAAAAGTCGTGCGACAAGACAAGCTCGCGAAATTTTAATCAAAAAACTTCTTAAAAATAAAAAGAAAGGCGATTTATCATTTTCAGCAAGAGCTGGTATTGAGAAAAAGCTAGCAACTAAAAAAGGTGCTATTGCTAAAATCGCTAAAAAGCTATTACCTTCTGTTAAAAAGAAAGATCGTGCTAAATTAAAAAGCAAAGGTGGTGATAGCTAATTATGGAATTTAAAAGTTTTAGTGAATATTTAACTGAAGCTAAAGGCGAAGTATACTTCGTTTTTGGTAGGTTTAACCCTCCAACTTCAGGACATGAAAAGCTGTTTGATATGTTAAAAAAGACAGCTGGTGGTAGTCCATATAGAATATATGGATCAAAATCACAAGACCCCAAAAAGAATCCACTCGGATTTAAAGATAAAGTAAAATTCCTTAGAAAAATGTTCCCAAAACATGCACGTAGTATTATGGCTGATGCTGATGTAAGAAATGCATTAGACATTTGTGTTAAACTATATGACCAAGGTTTTACATCAGTAACAATGGTTGCTGGATCAGATAGATTAAAAGAATTTGACGTTCTTCTCAATAAATATAATGGCGTTGATTCTAGACACGGTTTTTATAATTTCGAAAATGGTATTAAAGTAGTTTCAGCTGGGGAAAGAGATCCTGATGCTGAAGGTGTTACTGGTATGTCAGCTTCTAAATTAAGAGCATTTGCATCTGACAATGATTTAGAAAATTTCTCAAAGGGAATGCCTAAAGCTTATAAGGATGCAAAAGCATTGTTTAATGCTATTAGAAAAGGTATGGGACTAAAAGAAACTCATATGCATAGAAAGCATGTTGAATTAGAACCAGTATCAGAAAAAAGAGAAAAGTTTATAGAAGGTAACCTTTATAAAGAAGGTGATGAAGTTGTACTTAAAGAAACCAATCAAGTTGGTATTATTAAAAGATGCGGTACAAACTTTTTGGTTGTTGAGTTTGGCGAATGGAAAAAAAGAGTTTGGTTAGATGATGTTGAACATTTAGAAGAGAAAAAATATACTGATATGACTTCTAAAGAAAGGTCTGCTTATAATAAACCAAGAAAAAATGCTCCAGAAAGCCAACATACAAAGAATTTTAGAAAACAGTTTGGAGATTCAGTAGAATTAAAAAGCTTTTCACAATCGCTAGAAGAGGCTGATGCAAAAGCAGCACTTAAAAAGAAAGCAGAAAAATCAGGTATGCCTTATGGTATACTAAAAAAGGTATTTGATAGAGGATACGCGGCCTGGAAAACAAGCCATAGACCTGGAACAAATCCAACTCAATGGGGATTAGCAAGAGTTAATTCATTTGCTACTAAATCAAAAGGTACATGGGGCGGGGCTGATAAAGACCTAGCTGCTAAAGTAAGGGGAAGTTAATGAAATCATTTAAAGATATGAGAGAAGCCAAGGCTCCGAAAATAAAAGAAGATTATGCTCAAGACTTAGATCTTGCTCAAAAGAATATGGCAAGACTTGCAAAGCAAGAAAGTGGTCAAAATAAGAAAGATTATATGGCTGTTGCAAGAGCTCTTAATCAAGGTAATCTTGGTGCAGTTAAGAAAGTAATCAAAGGTATTGATACCGATGAGATTAGAGCAGACATTTTAAATGTCCTTGTAGGTTATAATGATCTAATTGCTAAGATGTATCCTAAAGCAGTAGATGCTAAAGGTAGACTTAAAAGTGGTATGAGTGTAGGTAAAATGATTAAAGATGATGTCAACGAAGCCAAGGCTCCGAAAATAAAGGGTCTAAGCATTTATGGTTCAGAAATTAGTGGTTTAAAAAATAAAAAAGGTAAACTACATACAGTAAAGCCAGTGGCAGATAAAGGTAAACTAGCGTTTAAAGTAACAGATGAGTTTGGTTCATTTAAAACCATTGACATAAAAACATTTGCAAAGGAATTTGGTTAATGAAATCTTTTAAAGAACAGGCTAATTTAGACGAAGCACCATTGGTTATGCAAGACCTAGATATGGTAAAAACATTGTTTCATAAAATTGAAACTGACCTATCTAAAAATATTAGGTCTAAAAAGCCTGAAAAAAACTGGCCTATATTAAAGCAATTAGCTAATATCGCTGGTTACGGAATTACTAAAAAGGGGCAAGCTTCAGGCAAATCGTTTAGGTATGATTTGAAAAAATGATTACGTTTAAAGACTATATTACTGAAGGTGAGGGTAAATATAAAGGCGAAACATGGGAAGATGGTTATAAAAGACGAGTTGTAAAAACAACTGATCCTGAGCATAAAGACAAGGGATATAATTGGAGAATAAAGGGCAAAGAAAGAGACGAAATCTCAATTAAGCTTTACAAAAATAAACCAGATTTTGATGAATATAAAAAACAAATGAAAAGGGTTGCGGGACACGAATTCGGTGGATAGTTTTAAAGAACATAATAACATAATGGAAGGTGTAAATGATCCTTCTATTTTTAAAGCGGTTTTTCTAGCAGGTGGGCCTGGTAGTGGCAAATCTTTTATTGTTGGTAAAACTGCTTTGAAGTCTCTAGGGTTTAGATTAATTAATTCCGATGAGGGTTTCGAAAAAGGTTTAAAGAAAGCTGGATTAACAATGGATCCAGAAGATATATTTTCGGCTCAAGGCCAAGCAGTTAGAGCTAAATCCAAAGCTATAACTGGAAAAGTTATGACTAGATCTATTGAAGGTAGATTAGGATTAGTTATTGATGGTACTGGTAAAGACTATGCAAAAATCAAAAAGCAAGTAGATTTACTTAGAAAAATTGGTTATGCTGTTCACATGATTTTTGTAAACACTGATATAGAAACAGCGTTACAAAGAAATAGACAGAGACCAAGGTCATTGCCTGACGATGAAGTAACTAAAATGTGGAAAGATGTACAAAAGAATATTGGTAAGTTCCAAGCATTGTTTAGAAATAGAATTACTATTGTTGATAATTCTGAAGGATCAGACATAGAACAACAATCATTGGAAGCTTATAAAGATATAAAAACATGGGCAGCAAGACCACCTGAAAACTCAATTGCTGTCAAATGGATTAAAGGACAAAAGAAGTAATGCATAGTTTTTTAGAACATATAGAAGAAAGATTTGGTATCTATGAAGGTCAATATGTGCCTTTAGAACAACCAATGATTGAACTAGATGAAGCCGCAGAACCTGAATTAAATAAACCTAAAAGGTCGAGTGGCAAAAAGAAATATGTTGTTTACGTTAAAAACCCAAAAACAGGGAACGTAAAGAAGATAGAATTCGGCGATGAAAAGGGTGGTTTAACATCAAAGATTAATGACAGGGATGCAGCGAGGAATTTTGCTTCACGTCATAATTGCGATACAAAAACCGATAAAATGAAAGCAGGCTATTGGGCATGTCGCCTCCCGAAGTATGCTAAGGATTTGGGGTTAAAAGGTGGTGGAGATTATTTCTGGTAGGCCATATTGGGAAGATGGTATGGTAAGAACATTCGATCCGAATCAGCCCGACGCTGAGTTTGTATGGCATAGGGACGCTGAAGATCGAGAGATAGAGATTTTAGAGGGTGAAGGTTGGCAATTTCAATTGCAAGATTGTTTGCCTTGGCTTTTAAAAGAAGGTATGATATTTGATATTAAGAAATCAGAATATCACAGGTTAATCAAAGGCGTTACGCCATTAAAATGTAAGGTATATTTTAAATGACTGAGTCAGTAAAAGAACAAAGAGCCGCAACCGCTGCACGTCTTGATAGAATTGAGCAGAAGATTGATCAAATGTCTACTGCTATTATTTCTTTAGCTCGAGCTGAAGAAAAAATTGCTACTATGGCAGAATTTGGTAAACAACAAGGAGAGCAAATATTAACTCTTATAAATAGAGTTGATAGGCTTGAAATCATGGTGAGGGAAAACGCCCAAACCGTAAACGTAATTAATAAACTATTCTGGATAGTAATTGCTGGCGCAGCCACAGCTATCACAGGAATGCTTTTCATACAATAGGAGAACTAATATGAAACTAAAAGATGATGCAACCTTAAGCATTGCTGCCGCTGTTAGCGATGTACTTGAAGGTAAAAGTAAAAAGGAAGAAGCAAAATATCCGCATGATATGTTTCATCCTGAAACAGGCGAAAAAGAGGTAGCTAAGGACGAAGCTGAGCATAAAGCTCTTGCTAAAAAAGGTTATACTCACGAAAAACCAGAAGTCGAAGAAGCCGGTGAGCCTAAAGCTAAAGGCGAAAAAGAATTTAAAGGTAAACATACCGTTAAAAAATCTGGTGAAAAAGAAGACGGTTCTGTAGTCAAAGAAGACACATTTGAATTAGTTGATATGGATGATGATACAGCATCTAACGCGGTTAAATTAGCAAAAAAGGCTGGATTAAAAGCAGAAGTTAAAAAAACTAAAACTGGTATGGACGTTACAGTAAGTGGTGATAAGAAAAAAGTAGATAAATTTGTAAAATCATTACCTAATGAAGATGTTTCAGTAGTTAAGGAAGAAGTAACTATTTCAATTACCGAAGCTAAGCTTAAAGCTGGTAAAGGTAAAGCTAAGATCGACATTGATCATGAAGGCGATGACATAAAGGCTACTGAAAAGAAATTTAAAGTAAAATTTAAGAAAACTAAAGGTGGTTTTGATCTTTCTGGACAAAAGAAAGACATTTTAGCTTATTTGCAATCAAAAGAGTATGATATGGATGCAGAAGATATCGAAGACCTTTTCCCAGAACTAATGGAAGCTAAGTCTAAGTTTTCAAAAGCTTTATTGAAAAAAGCTACTGACACTGCATTAAAGATGGGTGGTAATATGACTGGAGCTGTAAAGAAAATCGAAAAAATGAAAAAAGGTTTATCTGACGATCCAGAAGTAAAAGCAGCTTTACAACTTGCTAATGAAGAAGTTACTGAAGAAATAGTAGCTGAAGCTCATGAAATAAATGAGAAGAAAACCCAACAGCAAGAAGACAAAGAAAGGTATCAAAAATTCTTTAAGTCTGCTTTGAAGAAGTTTGGCGTTGACTCACCCGCTCAACTTAAAGGCGATAAAAAGAAAGAATTTTTTGACTATGTTGATAAGAACTACGAGGCTGATAACGAATCAGATGTTGATGAAGGTCTTGGTAGTTCAATTAGAAAAGCTGCTGGTAAAGCTAAAAAGGCAGTGAAGAGAGCTACTATGTCAAAAGCAGCTAGATCTAAAGCTGATGCAGACGATGTATTTAGGAAATCTAGACAAAAATATCGATAAAATTTATCTTGTATAGATAATATATGATGAAAATATTTGACAAGCTTAATAGTAGGAATTTTGAACTCTATGCGTCACAGCATTATA